ATGTAGCCGGGAACTCAGACATTACAATAGATGGAAGACATAAGCTCTACATTAATAAGAACAACACAGTTGACAATCACTACGACATACAGATAGGAGCCGGCGCTTCTATTAATATACAAGTAGACAGTGGCGATGTTAATATTCACACAGTACAAGGAAAGATAAACATGAACGCCGGCTCTGACTACAATCTTAAAGTAGCAGGCAACATGAATGTATCTGTCAGTGGAAGTATTACTGAAACGGTAGAAGGAAGCAAGACAAGTAATACATCTGGCGCCGTGGTCCATAGAGGATCAACAATCGATCTTAATCCCTAGTCTTGAAATTGCTCATGTAGAAAAGGCCTTGTGATAGCTAGGTAGCAACCTTAATCTATAAATGTAATAACATCTTTAAGGTATATGCGAGCAATCGGCTTTTTAAAATAAGTTGATATTTTTTTTCGAGTATATTTTTTACCCTTATCCAGGCTGGCGCTCATGTCCTAGACTTCCGTGGTATTATACATATCCATGTTGAGTGGTCACAGAGTACCATAGAGTCTATAAATAATAATACGGAAACACTATACTCCATACATTATCACGTAATAATATACGTAGCGATTATCTTATACACAACTAAAAGGATACATACGTTATTATGTTTAAACGTAAGAAAATTAAAAATTCTATTAATACAAAAGCTGACATTGCCTCTCACATTAAAAGGTTAAAACGATTAGCTCCTAAGGTACCTGAATACACTTGTCCCGATATAGACTTTATTGTGGAGCGGTTAGAAAAGTCTTATAATACAAAGAAATATATTCCTCGTGTAACCCTGAAAGTTTTACTTCGTAAGTTAGAACGGTTAAGAATACAAAACGATAGTTTAAGAGAACTAGGGATATACTGGTATAGAAAGTTTAAAGACTATATTGGATAGCCATTAAAGGGCCACCTGCCAGCGACTCTAAAATTTAGCGAAAAACCTCTGTACTTTTATCTAAATATATGATAGATTAACTTAATGAAAAAAAAAACTATGTTACTAAATGAAATAAAACGAATTAACTTTTTAAGAAACTCGAAGTTTGAAGCGGGTAAAAAGTTTATACTAATAAGAAGTAAAGACCGAACTACGATTCAAGAAGAATTGGAGAAGTACTTTAAAACTAAAAAGATTGCTTTTAAAAGAAGAAAGAAACCGACTGAACTTGAAATAACAGGGTCTACTCAAATCATTATCTTTAAACCGTTAAAGGCAAAAGGCTCAGGTGGTCTTAAATTTGAAGAACAGTTTACCTCTGATTTAAATGATTGGTTTAGTGGAGTTGAACTTGATGATCTACAAAGTGGTGACACTATTAGATTATTGATTAAAAAGTTAAAATTGAAACAAAGTAGTAAGTATCTGGCAACACAAGTAGGAAGTCGTAATACAAGAAGACCTCCAACGTATGGTGGTGGCAAGATTAAGATATCGAATAATAGTGGACTTGCTGTTTCTGATGTGGATTTACAAGCAGATCGTTTATACTATCTTTCGTTAAAGTACACTAATTCATTTTATATCTATAATGGAAGTATTGGTTCTTTCTTTGAACAGCCGAATACTAAAAAAGGCGTTAATGAGTTCTTTGGGTTTGATGGATATAAGATGGGAAAAGCATTTGGTAAGAAATATTCAGTTACTACTAAAGCGCCTAACTACAATACAGTTAAGACTAACTTAAAACAAATTATTACTGAAGCATTAGGTCCTAATGTAGTACTTGTTAATAAGATAGCACAAAACGATAATTACATCTCTGTGGTTCGTGGCTTTGGTCATAAGGTTGAGATTACAGGATTAACAAAAGACAGTTATTTGTATGCCGAGAAAAATGTTCGTAAGTATAATAACATTAAGTTTAATGCTTTAGTTAATGGTGCTAACTATATGGTGTCTTTTCAATTCAGAGGAACTACTTCAACAGATACAGGTCCTCGTTATTTAAGAATACTCTTTCAGAAAAAGTAAGGTATACTTGTATCACATATCTTGTATGATTAAAACACATAGCATGTATAAATAGTTTATACGTTCATCTATTATAGACGGAAGTAAGCGGAAAGCTGAAGGAACGCACCTAACTTAATAAGGAGGGTGTAATGGAACGACATACCAAAATGCTAAATGAATATAGCAAAAAGACTGACTTAAAGAAAAAGGAAAGTATATTATTTAATAACAGAAAAGAAGTAAACATCAATAAAGGTGGTACTTCTGGTTATGTTATTAAAGAAGGACCTAATAAGGGAAAAGTCTTAGGTCATTATAGTTCAAAATCAAATAATAACTTTTAAGTATTATTGAATAAAATTGTAAGTCAATCCTAGTATTGTGATTGTAGATAATACAACATTGGTTGTGATGAGTGCGGCTTCACGCCACATAATAGCAACGACTAACCAAGTTAATCCACCGACTAAATTCGCAAGTGGACCCCAAGGATAGATTGCCAGGGAATTAAGTCCGGCGCCAATCATTAGGATTCCTGTAGCAATCCATTTAAGATAGTAGTCTATTTTCATTTTCGTTTATCGTTTAAGGGTAAGTGGTCTTTCTTCATAACTTTTTTAAAACAAGGTTTACAGAACTGAACTGGTATTGGTCCTAGTTTACCAACCAACGTATCTGGTTTATTGTGCGTAAATAACTTAGCACATATTGAACATTTTTGTTTTTTCATAGGTTCTCCTTTTATTAATTAAATAATTTTTATTAAAATAATAACTTGAAGACATAATATAACAAGTGGAACAATTGTTCTAATCAATTCCATTGTATGGTTATATTCATCTAACTTTCTTTCTAATTTATTTCTTGTAGTTTTCATAGTTATCCTTGTGTTAGTACATTGTCTTTATAGTCTTGCAGTGGAGATTCTTTATTCTCATTTTCACAATACAATGTATTGATCTCTACATCACCGTCTTCTTTAGCAAACTCATCATCTGTATAAGCAACTTGACCAACATAGTCTGTAGTACCGCTGTCTTTGTAGTTGGCGTCAACCATATAGGTTTCAACACCTTTTTTTGTTTCTGTAAGCTCATGGTTTATCTGAGAATAATCTATACCACAATCACTCAAAAGAACATCAGCCTCTGCTTTGTCTTTAGCAAGAACCTCTTGTTCAATTACTAATGAGTAAAATGTTTTCTTTCTGTATAGATTTTTACCTAAGTCTTTTTCATTAACCATTATATCTGTATCAACTGTCATTTTTTTTCTCCTTATCATTATCTTTAATCATTATTTCATGTCCTGTTGAGGTCTTATACAGTTTCCATGAAACTTCACCATCAAAGTAATATCCAGTAAATTCTTTTTTAACTTTACTGTTCTTCTTTTTATTTGTTTTCATAGTGTTTTTTCCTTTTTTTATCATATAAGTTTTACCAATATAACTACCTGAAGACATAATATCGCAACTGGAATGATAGTTCTGATCATCTCCATTGTGTGATTGTATTCATCTAGTTTTCTTTCTAATTTATTTCTTTTATTTTTCATATTAATTATATCCTCTCAAATATAGTGGTCCTGTCCATTGAATAGAGTAATCAGCTTCTAGTACATTACCTCTAGCTCTATTCTTTGCTGGAGCTCTCCAACTAGATGCTTTAAGTATATCACCCATTTTAAATTTACCATCATCTGCCTTTACAACAAAAGCTTTTACACTACCATTGTTAGTTACTTTAATAAACTTCTGGCCAACGATAGTTTTAAAACCATCTTTGTATTCGTTAAACATATTATTTCTAACTTCAACATTTTCAGTATGATAACCAAACTTACCATAGTCTGCTACCATGGCGTCAATCATTTTACCAATACCTTCTAATAGTGTTGTTGATTTATCTGTTACTGTAATCATTATTTTGCCTCCGAGTATAATTGTTGAGAAAATAAAGTCATTACAAAACTAGCGAAACCAACACACACTGCTGATGCCCCTAATAAGTATTGATCTGTTTCTATCGCACCAACTGCTGATACCATAGCTAAAGTACCCATTACTGCGAATACGACTGTCATATATTCATATATTTTTTTCTTCATAGTTTTCTCCTTTTCTTCTTTTTCTCTTAATTGATTATATTGTTCTACTGATATATTATACATTGTCATTACGCAACCTCCAACATTGACATTGGTACTCTATAAATTCTACCATTTAAATCAACCAAACATTTTGATTGCATAATTTTTGTAATAACACCAGCGGTCTTTTTAGTCTTCTGTACTACATTAACTTTCATACCAACTTTCATTACAGACTTTACCTTGTTCTTAATAATATCAGCGATTAAGTCTTTAGTGATATTTAAATCTTCAATAGACATTGAAAATAATTTATTGTTAAAAGTGTTCATTTCTTTAATCATAGTGTTTTCTCCTAGTTGTTTAGTTTATAATTGTTAATGATTTTATTAATTGCGTTTTTCATATTAATATCAATCATATTTAAAAGTTTATTGTCAACTTCAATAACTTCTTTTAAATTTTTGTTTATCTTCTCTATTTGTTTATATGCGATATTTCTAACTATCGTCATATTATTTGTTTTTATGTTTTTGTTTATCATATACTAGCTAATATATCAGGATAAATAGATTAGTACAGAGAAAAATGGGTAAAATAGCAAATAAATTGGTTAAAAAAGGGTTGATTTACTTGACTTTTTTACTTTTTTTGTTCGCCATTTGTTCTTGTGACGTAAAATCTTGTAAAATTAGGCCAGATTTAGAGAAAATTGGCGATTCGGCGTTGAAAAATAAAGAAAATTTAACAGAAACGAATCTACAACACGCATATATGCGTTGTAAATACTAATATAAATAATAATATGGAAAAATATTGTCTAAATTGTGGACACGACTGCCATTGTGGTGGCGATTGTATAAAAGAATATGACAAAGGCAACAAAATTGTGTGTTGTGGTCACTGTAGATGCGATAAAAAAGAAAATACAACAACTAATAATGAAGATTTATTTAATGGAGCATAAAAAATGAGTAAAATGAGAATGTTTAAGTTTTGGAATGAAAATGGTGATGAAAAAGAAGTTGAAAAAATGAGTTTAAAGAAAGCAGTGATGTCAGTACAAGGTGATTATAAGGATAAATTTATAAGTGTTGAATATGTGAGTAAAAAAGGCAAACAAATTAGTCAATCTGTAGAAATACCAATGGGTAGAAAGATTAGACAGTCATTAATAATAGAAAAGAAAAGAGCAGCACTCAAAGCGATCAGAGAAGCAGGTAGATAATGGCAAAAATATCAAAATCATTTATAGCGCATGAAAGAATGCCTAAAAAAACTTCTCAAGGTACAAGTAAAAGAGTAAAAAAATCATCAATGAATAAGTCAAAAAAACGTCAATGGAAAGCATATAACGGTCAAGGTAGAGCAGCGTAAATGCCAGCGATTTGTAGAAAAGGAGATAGTTTAAGTACAGGACATATTTGTGCTGCTACAACAACGCTATCAACTCCTTCTCAATCGACAGTAAAGGCAAATGGTATATTAATAGCAAGAGTAGGTGACCCAACAGTTAGTCACCCCTTTCCACCATCACCACCTTGCGCTCCTCATGTCGCAAATGTTAACATAGGTTCTTCAACAGTTCGAGTTGTAGGCGCATTTGTAGCTAGAATAGGGGATAGTACAGATAGTGGGGCAATGACTAGTGGTTCCTCAAATATCTTTGTTGGTTAGTGTATAAATATTAGTGTTATGCCAAGTTATAGTGTAGAAAACGTATCTAACAATAGTAAGAGAGCAACTAGAATCTATAAAGATTTAGATTTAGACTTTGGGAGAAATGTTGTAACTAATGATGTTAATAAATTAACTGATGTTGAGGCAGTAAAAAGAAGTGTTAGAAATTTAATTCAAACTAATCACTTTGAACGACCCTTCCACCCTGAGATTGGTGGAAATGTAAGAGCACTTTTGTTTGAACTAATTTCACCCTTAACTGCTTTAAACTTACAAAGAAAAATTGAAGAAGTATTAAATAATTTTGAACCAAGAATTAAATTAACACAGATTATCGCTAGACCTGATATTGATGGTAATAGATACCAATTAGAAATTAAATTTTATGTGGTCGGCGTATCACAACCAATAACAGTGGAAACATTTTTAGAAAGATTAAGATAACATGGCAAGTAATAAATTAGAAGTTTCAGAATTAGATTTTGACAATATAAAAAGCAATCTAAAGACCTTTTTACAAAATCAATCAGAGTTCCAAGATTACGATTTTGAAGGTTCTGGGTTTGCTGTATTATTAGATGTACTTGCATACAATACTCACTACTTAGGTTTCAATGCTAATATGTTAGCAAATGAAATGTACCTAGATAGTGCTGACATCAGAAAAAATATAGTTTCATTAGCAAAGATGTTAGGATACACTCCAACATCAGCAAAGTCACCATCATCAGTAATAGATATTTTAATAAACAATGCTACTGGCGCAACAGTTACAATGGCAAAAGGTACAACGTTTACAACTAGTGTAGATGGAACGTCTTATGAATTTGTAACAAATGCTTCACATACAATTACACCAACAAATGGTGTTTATAAATTTTCAAATATTTCAATATATGAAGGTACGTTAGTTACTTTCAAATATACAGTAGATAGTTCAGATCCGGATCAAAGATTTGTTATTCCAAGTGTTAATGCAGATACATCTACTTTAAAAATACAAGTTCAAAATTCATTATACGATACTGCAACCTCGACCTATTCATTAGCGTCAGGTATTACAAGTTTAGATTCTATATCAAAATCTTATTTCTTACAAGAGGGTGAAGATGGTAAATTCGAAACTTATTTTGGTGACGGTGTAATTGGAAAATCTTTATCCGATGGTAACATTGTTATTATGGAATATATGGTTTCAAATAAAGATGAAGCAAACGGAGCTACAGCATTTGCACTATCAGGAACAATTGGTGGGTTTTCAGATGTTACTATAACATCAGTTTCAAGTGCTCAAGGTGGATCAGAAGCTCAAACAAAAGAATCAATTAGATACAACGCACCTTTACAATATTCAGCACAAGATAGAGCTGTAACAACTACAGATTATGAAACTAAAGTACAAGAACTTTATCCAAATGCTTTATCAGTTTCAGCATGGGGTGGAGAAGATGATGAAACTCCAATTTATGGTGTAGTAAAAATTGCGATTAAAGCAGCATCAGGTTCTACTCTTACAGAAACAACAAAAGCAAGTATCATAGCTAAATTAAAAAAATATAATGTTGCTTCCGTTAGACCTCAAATTATTGATCCCGAAACTACTACATTATTATTAACATCATCAGTTAAGTTTGATGAAAAGGCTACTACAAAAACAGCTGAAAC